CTGAAACCGGCGATAAGCCGGTTTTTTTGTGCCCTCTCGGTGGCTAACCGAGCCCTACCGCGTCGTGAGACGCGCTTCCCATGGCTGGAAACCCATGACTGACGAAACCTTAAACACTGGGGTGGATGAACCCCTGCAAGACGTTGCCGCGCCGGAAAACGACGAGCAGCAACAGGACGAAGTGCAACTCTCCGAAGAGGAGCGCATCGAGGCGTTGGCCCGCGAGAAAGCGCGGAAATACGCCCAGAAACGTATCGACCGGCTGACCTGGGAGGCCAACGAGGCCAAGCGGAAAGCCGAGGAACTGGAAGCGAAGCTCAGGGAGCGGCAGGAGCGGCAGCCCGAGCCATCGGCTGCGCGTCCGAAGCCGGAAGACTTCCAGGATGACTACGCCTATGTCGAGGCGCTGGCCGATTGGAAAGCCGAGGAAAAGGCCAACAGGCTCCGTGACGAGCTGAAAGCCGAATCCGAGAAAACCAGGGCCAAGACCGAAGCCGACAAGCGCATGGAGGCGTTCAGGGCAGCGGAAAGCAAGGTCCGCGCTACCGTCCAGGATTACGACGACGCGATCCAGGACGCACAGGACACGCCGATGACGCAGATCATGTTCGACGTGATTGTAGAAAGCGACATCGGCCCGAATTTGCTGTATCACCTCGCGAAAAACCCGGATGAAGCCGAGCGTATCGCGCACCTATCGCCTGCAAGACAGGCCGCTGAAATCGGGAAGCTGGAAGACAAACTAGCCCAACAGCTGAAAGACCCGCCCAAACCCAAGGCTAGCAACGCACCGCCACCCGTGAACCCGGTCAGGGCTCGCGGTTCGGCATCCACCCCGCGCCTCGATGATCCCAATCTCTCGATGGAGGATTACTCGAGGCTGCGGAGAAAACAACTTTCCGAACGTTTTAGGTAATCTCCATGGCAAGCAACACTTTACTTACCATTGACCAGATTACGCGGGAAGCCTTGGACGTGTTGCACGCTAACCTGGGTTTCACGCGGACAGTAAACCGTCAATATGACAGCTCTTTCGCGAAGAAGGGGGCCAAAATCGGCACCACGCTCCGCATCCGCAAGCCTCCGAAATACGCCGTTACCAAGTCGGCAACGCTTTCGACCTCGCGTGACAGCGTGGAGGAATACACAACGCTGACCGTCTCGACGCAGGCTCATGTCCCGCTGGAATTCTCCAGCCTGGAACTGACCATGAAGATCGACGATCTGCGTGAACGCTTCCTGCAACCGGCCATGGCTGTCTTGGCGGCAACCGTGGACGCGGACGGCTTGGCGCTCTACAAGGACGTGTACAACAGCGTCGGAACGCCGGGCACCACGCCGAGCACCGCTCTCTCGCTGCTTCTGGCGCAGGAAAAGCTAGACCTCACCAATACCCCCAGCGACGGGCGGCGTTGCGCGACGATCAACCCGACCGCGAACGCCTACCTTGTGGACGGTATGAAAGGCCTGTTCCACAACGGCGACACCATCTCCAAGCAGTTCAAGAAAGGACTGATGGGCATGGACGTGTTGGGCCTCAAGGAAATCACCATGGACCAGAACGTTAACCGTCACATGGTTGGCACGATCTCCACGGCAACCAAGGAAATCAAGGGGGCGATCACGACATCGACTTCCACCATTTCCGTGGACGGTTTCGGCGCGTCCCAAACCGGCGCGGTCAAGGCGGGCGACGTGTTCACCATCGAGGGAGCCTACGCGGTCAATCCGGAAACCAAGACGGCCTTGGCGGTGCTGCAACAGTTCGTTGCGAAGGCGGACGCGAATTCGGACACCAGTTCGACGGCATCCATCACCATCGACCCGCCGATCATTTTCAGCGGTGCGCGACAGACCGTATCGGCGGCTTCCGATCAGATCGCGGACAACGCGGATGTGACGTTCGTCGGCAGTTCGGCGACGGCCTACACCCAGAACCTCGTTTATCACCAGGATTCATTCACGCTGGCGACCGCCGACCTTGTGTTGCCGGAAGGCGTGCACATGGGCTCGCGGGCGGTCATGGACGGCATTTCGCTACGTATCGTGTTCGACTACGACATCAACAACGACGTGTTCCTGGGCCGTGCCGATGTCCTCTACGGCTGGCTGTGCCAGCGTCCGGAAACGGCTTGCAGACTATGGGGTGAATGATGAGTGACGCGGGATCGAAAGACTATCAGGCCATTTTGAAGCAACTGGAGCCCTTGCGGTCCCGCAAGCTCTTTGTGGCAACGCCGTTCTATCTCTGTACGACGTGGCTGCAATACACCCTAAGTCTCGTCAATCTGATGATGACGCTTAGGAACCTTGATCTTGCGGCGGAGTTCAAGCCGTTGCCGGGCGATTCCTACATCGACCGGGCGCGGAACTCCATGCTGTCCATGTTCCTGTCATCGGACGCGAGCGACCTGCTGTTCATCGATTCCGACATGGGATTCAAGCCGGGAACGGTGTTGAAACTGTGGCTGGCCGACAAGCCCATTGTCGGCTGCGCCTATCCGGTTAAAAACGCCTGGGACCAGTTCACCACCCGATTAGCCGAGGACGCCGAAGGATTCACCATCCATGACGGCCCATTAATCCGCGCGGACATGCTCTCCGGCGGCTTTATCCGCTTCACGCGGGAGGCCGTCGAAGCGCTGTGGGAGGCGGAAAAGGGCCGGGAGTACAAGGACTGCCAGGGCCGCGCCTGCCGCCCCGTGTTCGAGCACGGGGAGCGGGACAACGGCTACTGGGGCGAGGATTATTGGCTGTCCAGGAAATGGGAAGCGCTCGGCGGCGAACTGTGGCTCGAACCGGATGCCGATCTGGTTCACGTCGGAATGAAGGAATTCAAGGGCAATTTCGCCGAACACTTTTTACGGCTTCGAGAAGAAGCCATGAGGCAAGTAGCATGATTCCACAAACCAATATTCAATCGATCCGGGTATGCCGTCTGACCATGGATCCGGCCTCTGTCAACGCGCAGACCAGTGCTGAGCAAACTTTCACGCTCAAGGGCGTGACGACCAACGATGTCGTGCTGAACGTCATCAAGCCGACCGCAACGGCAGGATTGGGCATCGTCAATGCCCGTATTTCGGCTAAGGACACGCTGGCGATTACGTTCCAGAATTCGGCCACGACCGCGGTCAATGCCGGGTCCGAGGAATACAAGATCGTTATCGCGCGTCCGTCGCAGGATGCGGGCGTATTGCCTAACGGCACGGTGGAGTAATGCCTTCGTACGTTTGCCACTGGACGGGAAAGACGGTTTCAGGCGATCAAGTCGCATGGACGGGAGGCGTCATTCCGGGCGTCAAAACCAGGTATCCGGCGGCTCCGGGTTACGAAGAGGCGCGGAAGGAATCCGTGCGCCTGTTCCACGAATCCGAACGTAATTGCAATACCTGTAGGTATTTGTCCCGCGTGCCGCACGAGAAAAACAAGGCGGGATTTTTGCGCGGGAAATGTACGAATTCCGAAAGCGATTTGAAGGAGCATCCGTATAGGCACCTGATGGACGGGGACGTGATGTCCTTCCATCCGGACGACCCGATGCACATGCCGTGCTATGAGAGCCGTTATGCAAATCGGTAACGGCTACATCGATGACATCACCTTCCCGTCCTGGGTTTACCACCCGGCGCACGGGAAGAAGATCATCCATTCGATGGACGAATGGGAGCCAGGCTGGTACGACAACCCGGACAAATTTAATGGACAAATTGGACTATCTGATTGCTTTGGTGGAGTCGCTATGCCTGCAACAGACCCCGGAAATGACCATGCGCCAGCAACTCGAACAGATGGCGACCGACTACCTGAACCGAAGCGCAGGGGCAGGAAGCCGAAGCGTTATACTGGAATCTGACCCGTTGATGCATTAGATGGCTACCGCACTGCAACTCATTACCCGCTCGCTTCGGCTGTGCGGAGTCGCGGCGTCGGGCGAAACGCTCCCCGCCGAGGAAGCGGCCGACGGACTGACCGCGCTGAATGCCATGCTCGACAGTTGGCGCATTGACGGCCTATTGGTCTATCAGATCAAGGAGGAAGCCGCGCAGACGCTAACCGGCGGGCAATCGCTTTATACCATCGGCTCGGGTGGGAACTTCGCCATCGAACGGCCCGTGCGGATCGAGCGGGCTTTCGTGCGCGACGGCACGAGCGATTACCCGCTCAGAGTCGTGAGCGTGGACACGTGGTCGGAGATCGGCGACCGGCAAACGACAGGCTACGTGCCGGAAATCCTCTATTACGAAACCGCCTACCCGCTTGGCAAGATCAGGCTGTTTCCGCCACCGGGCTCTGGGTATGAACTCTATCTCTATACGTGGCAGACGCTTCAAAGCTTTGCGAACCTGACCACTGATTTGGCGCTTCCTCCAGGTTACGAAAACGCCATCGTTTTTAATCTGGCTCTTCAGATTGCCCCGGAGTTTGGCGCGGAGCCATCCGCCCACGTCATCAATACCGCCAACGAAGCCATGGCCAACATCAAGCGGCTGAATGCGGCCAATCGGCCCATTATCGCCCGCTCCGACGTGATGCCGGAAGCGCGGGGAACGATTTTCGATGGCTATTGAGCAGATCAACTTCATCGGCCCCTACGCCGGGCGGTCGAAGGCCATAGGCGCGTTGCGCTTCGTCAATCTCTACCCAGAGATTTTGCAAAACGGTCAGATCGTCGCCCTGTACGGCACGCCCGGCCTGACCGCGTTCGTCAACCTCGGCGCCTATCCGATACGTGGCCTGCACCCGTTCGGAAACGTGCTTTACGCGGCATCCGGAAACACGCTGTACGAGATCAACACGGCTGGCGTTGCAACGTCGCTCGGCACGCTCGATACGTCCATGGGGCGCGTCTCGTTCGCCGACAACGGCACGCAAGTCATGCTAGTGGATGGCGTCTCGGGTTATATCTACAACACCGGCACGGACACGTTCGCGAAGATCAGCGACGGCGACTTTCCGACCGCTGATTACGTCACCTTCCTCGACAGCTTTTTTATCGTCAACAAAGCCGACTCCGGGCGGTTCTACATCTCGTCCGGCTACGACGGAACGACATGGGACGCGCTCGATTTCGCCACGGCGGAGTCCACCCCGGACAACCTGGTTCTGCCGTATGCAACCTACAGCCATTTGTACCTGATTGGCGAGTTTTCCACCGAGGTTTGGTACAACGCCGGAACCGCGTTCCCGTTCCAGCGGGCTGACGGCATGACGAGCGGGTACGGCTGCATGGCGCGGTTCAGCGTGGCCAAGGCCGACGCGACCGGCAATTCGTTGTTCTGGCTGGCGCGGACGCCGCAGGGCGCGGGCGTTGCGGTTCACGCCCAGGGCGGCAATGTTGTTCCGATCTCAAAACACGCGCAGGAATACCAGTGGGCGCGGTACGGCAACATCGCCGACGCTACCGGCTACAGCTACATCTCCGAAGGCCACACGTTCTACGTCCTGAATTTCCCGACCGCTAACAAAACCTGGGTTTACGACCTGACCACGGACGGCTGGCACGAACGCTCTTCAGGGCTCGAAGGCGGGCGGCACCTGGGCGAAGCGTACGCTTATTTCAATGGCTTCCACCTGGTCGGCAGCTACCGGGACGGCATCATCTACAAGCTGGAAAATGACGTATACGCCGACGATGGCGCGTCCATTCGACGCGAACTGATCTTTCCGCACCTCGGAACGGACGGACGGCGGACGTTCTACCACTCGCTGCAAATGGACATGGACGAGGGCGTTGGCATCTAGTCCGGGCAAGGCGAGGATCCGCAAGCGATGCTGCAATGGTCCAACGACCGGGGCAACTTCTACGGCAACGAACATTGGCGCGGCATCGGGCGCATGGGCGAGTATGGACGGCGGGTGAAGTGGAACAGGCTCGGGGCCGGATTCAGCCGGACGTTCAAGCTCAGCATCACGGACCCCGTTAAAGTTGCGATCAAATCCGCGACGCTGTGGGTATCATGAACCTCTCGCCCCCGCCCCTACAAGAATCCGTCAGCAACACCAACCCCCGTTGGGCGCTGTGGCTCAGCCGCATTCAGGAGTTATTCCTCAGTATCAAGACGGAGACGGCTACGCTCGATTTTCCGAGCATTCCGGCCGGCAACCACCAGGACCTTACCATCACCGTGCCGGGCGTCGTGGCGAACGATAGCGTTGAACTTGGACTCCCTGCCGCGCCCACGGCCGGACTTGTTTATCAGGCGTTCGTGAGCGCCGCCGATACCGTGACGGTGCGGGCCACGAACATTACCGGATCGCCGATCGATCCGGCGGCGCAAACCTTTCGAGTCACCGTGACGCATTTCTAATGACCGACATCATCGAACGCCCGGAACGCTTTGGGCACCGTGAACGGCTGGCCGACGCCATCCCGACCCGCGAGGCGCAGGCCCACGTATTCGCGCTGGAGGAGATCAATGGCCAGAAGCCGCAAGTTGAGCTGCCGCTCCGTCATTTCATCGCGGACGGCTGCTACGTGCGGGAAATCTTCATGCCTGCCGGGCTGGATGTCACCGGCCGGATCCACAAGCACGAGCATATCGCGATTCAGGTGTACGGCGATATCACCATTTTCGAC